CAAGAAGAAGCTCAACTGATGGCAGATAACGTAAACAACCCGCCTCATTATAATCAGTCTGGTATCGAGTGTATCGATGCAATTCGTGCAGCTCTAGGTGATGAAGGATTCAAGTCCTATTGCCAAGGTAATGCACAGAAGTACCTCTGGCGTCACAACTACAAGGGTAAGCCTGTAGAGGATCTTGATAAAGCCATTTGGTACATCACCCGGCTTCGCAATGAAATTTTAAAAGAGCACTCTAAGGATGAGGATACCCATGAATTTTGAGGATTATCAAACACAGGCAAGTAAGACCGCAATCTACAATGATGCGGATGTAATAATTTACCCGGCTCTAGGCCTATTCAGTGAAGCTGGTGAAGTAGCTGGAAAAGTGAAGAAGGTCCTACGGGATAAGAATGGGCATTTTGATCCTATTGAGAGGGACAAAATAGCTGATGAGGTAGGTGATGTCCTTTGGTACATCGCTGCCCTTTGCACCGACTTAGGTGTGGGTATGGAAACCATAGCCCAAAACAATCTCAACAAACTTAATAGCAGGATGTCACGCAATGTCATCCAAGGTTCAGGCGATAATCGATAGGGAAAATAATGAGCAGTTTTAAATCAAACCTAAATCCAGCATTCAGATCAAAGTTTAGCGAGGATATCTTTAACCATAAGTATAAGCATGAAGGTGCTGAAACTTGGGATGCATTGGCTAAGACACTAATTGATGATGTATGTGGTGATTTTTTACCACAAGAGGAGTTAGACCAGCTTACACAGTATGTGCGTGAGATGAAGTTTATTCCGGGCGGACGTTACTTGTATTATGCAGGGCGTCCAAACAAGTTTTTCAACAACTGTTACCTTCTGAAGGCAGAAGAAGATACTCGTGAGGATTGGGCTAACCTATCATGGAAAGCTGAGAGTGCTTTGATGACAGGTGGCGGCATCGGTGTAGACTATTCTGTCTATCGTGCCAGTGGATCTCCTATCGCTAAGACAGGTGGTCAGGCCAGTGGGCCTATCCCTAAGATGAATATGCTCAATGAGATTGGCCGCCGTGTAATGCAAGGTGGCTCACGCCGTAGTGCTATTTATGCATCCTTGAACTGGCAACATGGAGACATACACGAGTTCCTCGAAGCCAAAGATTGGGCTAACATGCCTGTTGGTTCAACAGGTAAGACACTGTGGGATATCAAACAGGATGACTTTAACTTCCCTGCCCCTCTAGATATGACTAACATCTCAGTGAACTACGATACTGAATGGCTGTTAAACTATTATAAAACAGGTGAAGTAGGCGAAGTGTTTATGAAAAACGTGCGTCAGGCTATGAAGTCTGCCGAGCCGGGCTTCTCGTTTAACTTCTTTGATAAAGAGAATGATACATTACGCAATGCTTGTACTGAGGTTACTTCAGCAGATGATAGTGATGTATGCAATCTTGGCTCTATTAACATGGGGCGTGTTGAAGACATCAATGAGATGTCAGATATCGTTGCGTTGGGTACTAAGTTCCTTATCTGCGGGACAATGAAGGCCAAACTCCCATACGACAAAGTGTATGAAACTCGTGAGAAGAACCGTCGATTAGGTCTTGGTCTTATGGGTATGCATGAATGGTTAATCCAGAGAGGGTCTAAATATGAAGTTACTCCAGAGCTGCATGCGTGGCTACAAGTTTATAAAGGCGTCAGTGATAAAGTATCAAAAGAAACAGCAGATGAATTCTCAATATCACGACCCGTGGCCAACCGTGCAATCGCACCCACTGGAAGTATTGGCATATTGGCTGGCACCTCGACTGGCGTTGAGCCTATATTTGCTGTTGCTTATAAGCGCCGTTACTTAAAGGGCAATACTCGATGGGTATATCAGTACGTTGTCGATAGTGCTGCACAAGAGCTTATTGACAGATATGGTGCACAGCCTGATAATGTCGAAAGTGCTTTGGATCTGGCGTCTGATTATGAACGGCGCATGGCATTCCAAGCTGACGTACAGGATTATGTTGATATGTCGATCTCCTCGACGATTAACCTTCCTGCATTTGGGAGCAAGTTGAACAATGAAAATACGATTGAAACCTTCGCAAATACGTTGGCTAAATACGCACCAAGACTTCGTGGTTTCACTTGTTATCCTGATGGTAGTCGTGGTGGTCAGCCTCTCACTTCCGTACCATATCACGAAGCCGTAGAGAAGCTAGGCGAAGAGTTCGACGAACACATCGAAACTCATGACATCTGTGACATCTCTGGAACCGGGGGTAGTTGCGGGGTTTGAGCAAGACAGGCATGATCATAGCATATAGCCGGGGAAAGGATGCCTTCCGAGAGGGCGTCTTCTCCTCACCCTATGCTCCAGAAACAATTAAACACAAGGAATGGCAGAGAGGCTTCGATGAGGCCTTCTGTAAGCATAGAGAGGTTAATGATGTACAAGGAATTCAACTACCAGATTCACTCGAGGTATGATGAGGCTGCTAGATCTAAAGCAAAGATGTTCTGGAAGGCTAATGGTTATCAGTGTGACGATAACGAAGACATATATGGAGTTGATCTTGTTGTTGAAGGCAAGGGACGTAAGTTTAACTGTGAAGTAGAGGTTAAACAGACGTGGCATGGTTTAAAATTCCACTATGACACCTTACATATACCAGTACGCAAGGCTAAGTTCCTTACTGACCCCACCACCTTTATGGTATTCAACGCTGGCCTACATCGAGTAGCTGTAGTTGGACGTAAGGCTGTACGGGAAGCCCCCAAAGTAGAAGTTCCTAACCGTGAGATAGCGTTTGGTGAACGATTTTTCGATGTGCCTGTATCTCAGGCCAAATTCTTCACGATAGGAGCATAATATGACTGAAGAAACAAACCAAGTGACGAAGGCACTGAATGATGCCATTGAGGCAAACCTTCAAGCAGTAGTAGTATCCGGTGTGGATGCTAACGGACAGATGTTTATGACTAGCTCTAATTCATCCCTACCTTTCATGCATTGGACACTAAATCGATCAGTGTTTGAGTTGGGATTATTTGAGAAAAACAATGCCGACAACGCAAAAAAAGACCCGGAGTCTGTTGACCCCGAGCCTAAAAAATAATACAACACCTAAGAATGGTTTGGTCACCGTTCTAGTTAGATACGATCTAAGGCCCTCAACTAAGTGTTGGGGGTCTTTTCGTTACTGGGGTATTGCTTTCTCTGTTTGTTCATCAACGCTTTCAGAACCAAGATAAGCGCCCCGTAATGCAAGCGGTGTCTGATCTGATACAAAGCTGGCCATTTTACCAAATAGATTCATGGCCTTTTTGTCCTTACCATCAGCTACTAGCTTTAGCATTCGGTCAAACTGATCAGGACGGGCTACTAGGATATCCATAGTTTCCTGCGCTATGTCCTCTATATCATCGATTGTAGGTTTTAGTATAGTCTTCACTATATTTCTGGTGACAGTGGCTTTAGTATTAAGTACGCCATAACGAAGAGTGATTAGCCTATCGATGCTTTTAGTGAGGTCTTTGTCATAGGTTGTAGTTGAGCCAAATGTTTCCCCTCTAATTGATCTAGATCCGGTGGATATGTCCTGAAGTTCTAACATATGTAAGAACTGTGTCTTACGTTCAGGATTGTTCTTAAATATGATATCCAAGCTATTTCTAAATGGGTTAGCAGGATTATTCAGAAGGTCTTGTATTTGTCTACTGGACACATCGTTAACTGCCCCGGTAGTGTTTCCTTCCGTAAGTGCTATTTTCCTAGACAGGAACACTTTCTTACGCAGAAACTCAAGATATCCTACTTGTATACCCGATATAATCAGATCACCATCTGGTGATTGAGCCGCCCTCTTCATCAACTCATCTATGGTGTTACCCTGACCTGCAACCTTGCCAAATATCTCATTGAATGCCGCCTGAGGTTCCTGTGTGATCTTAGGTGTCTTACCCGGTATAAGGTCATCGATGAACTTTGCAGCGGCGTCTGTACGTGCTGAAGCTATAAAGTCAGAATGCTCTTTAGTAAGTTTTGCCGCCACTGTTTCAGCATCTGTTAAACCTGCTTCCAAGTTCTTCAGGTCACCTACTACAACACGGAATCTTTCCACAACGTCAGGTGCTACATTTTCTAAAACAGCTAACTGTGGCTCTAACGCATTAATCATATCCACCGCTCTAGGAGCTTGTCCTGCCTCTAGGTTACGGGCCATGAAGTTCATGGACATACCAAGATAGGCCTGTGCCATCTCTGCGGTTACGTTTTGGTCAGTGCCTGACTGTAACGCTGCTATGAATGCTTTCTGGTAATCATCTACGCCCTCCATAGATGAGCTTAGAGCTACCTTACCTGCTGCATATGCATCACCCATGCCGGGAGTAAGTCCCGTTACTGTAGCAACCTGTCCTTCTTTCCTAAGTGCTATCTTCGCTTTGTCCTCAAAAGCTCTAAGAGGTTCTGTGGTACGGAAGGTAGTGTCATGCTTACGATATAGGTCCAGCGCCTCGGTGAATGCAGGATCTCCTACATTGTCAGCAATCTGATCTATACCTCGAACAAAGTTTCGTAGCTGTTCACCCTGCTGTGATGTAAGTGGATTGTTATATAATGCGTCTGCACGGAGTGCCAGTTGACCTCGTAAGTCTGTGAAGACTTCGGCCATAGTTACACCCTGCATATCAAGACGTGCCAGCATCTCTTCTACAGACTCATACACCAGATCACCATTAGGGGCTTCAGCCACCCGAGGTGTCATCTTTTCAATCAGCTTGTTGATAGGATCTGATAATGTCCCTGTCTGCGTGATCGATTTTAAGAAGTTAGGCCACTCTTCCGGTGGTACAAATGATGTTGTTAGTTTGTGGAATTCTTCTACAGGCAGTTCAACATCCGTAGGTAAGTTATCCCACGCAGATTTGTATGTGCTAAAAGACTTCTTCCATGCTTCGTACAAACGAGGCCCACTCATACTGTTGAGCGCCCTGCGTTCAGCGGCATTAGAACCTAGCTGATTGTTTCGTGCAGCATCCATGAAGAACCCCAGAACATCATTGTTATTCTGGAATTGATCTAATTCTGAGCTAATAGCCTCTACTGTATTTCCTGCATTAGCAGCCTTAAATGATTTGTCTGTTGCTTCCATAACAATGTCACCAGCCAAACCGCTGGCGGCTGCATCTACTGCATCAGCCCCGCCTAATCCTTCGGCGGTATTTGTCATAGCATTTCCAAAACCCTCAACTACTGCAGCGTCTGCATCTCGCACAGTTTGGCTAGTCATCCTACTTCTATGCAAATCAATCATCTTTGAGGACATCGTGTTTGCTAAGTCATCTGCAAACTTCTCGTAGGCTTCTTCTCCCATTAAGGATTTTTGCCATACATATGCACGGTCAACGTAATCCCGTGCCCCTTGACGCACAGCATCAACAGAAGTTCGAGGTATGGTAGTATTTCCTAATAGAGGGAAGAATGATTCTGAATTCTCACGGATAACCTCACCAAGTATAGAAGCACGTTCAGCAAATATCTCAGCAGGAGCACCAATTATATTTTTATCTAGCTCACTTAATACCAGTGCACCTACATCACGCTCGATACCAGCTTGAGTTAAACCTGAGGTACCTTTAAAAAGAGCCTTTACACCTTTACCTGTAATTCCAGCGATTTTGCCTAAGGTCATTAGTCCGCCAGAGAATGCTACGTTGTCTGCAAAGTTGGCAATGTTACGATTTTCTTCAGCATCAAAGCCCAGCGCCTCGGCAATATTATCACCGAATAAAGGCTTGGCTTCTTGAGGTGTAGTGGCTGTAGTACCAATGTTTGCGCCTGTACCTAGTATAAACGTCTTTGAGAATATACGGGCGGCATCAATTATCTCTTCAGGCTTCTTTGCCACATTAGGTGCTAAATGATTTCTTACCTTAGACCAATTCTGTGCTACATACCGGGCCATCTTAGGAGATAGGTTGTACGCTTTCTCCAGCTTACTAGCCAAACCTACACCGCCTACTGAACCAATAAGCATAGAAATAACTTCTTGACCGATAGCATCATATTCGTTTGTCGGAGGTACTGTAGGGAAGTTCTCTTTAACGTAGTCCGTTTCTGGATCTGTTCCTATTAATCCACCAGTAATCTCACCAATCTTATCTGTGACGCCTTCGCCTACTCGGGCAATACCTTTTATAGCCTGTGCCCCACCACCAGCAATAGTGTTAATTATTTTGGAGTTTGGTGCATTTGGATTTGGCACAATGAATGTTTGTTTATTACCCTCGGCATCCTTCGATACCTGAGTACGCATGGCCTCTCCACCTAGACCTTCAATAACGGCTTGCTTACCATCGCCCTCAACTGCGGTACCTGTCTGCTGGTAGATCTTCTCGTTACTATCATCAACCGCCTGAATGAACCTATCACGCTTCTCGGAAGGATCTAAGTTCGCAAACGAAGGATCAGTCATCAATGCTTTATAGATAGGATGCTCAGTATCAACACCTGTAACTCCAATCCTGTTTAGGAATGAAGGCCTCTCATAGTAATCTGATATGGTTAATGGTGGTCTTTCGTCAGGCTCTGCTTGAGAGCTATCAAAGATTGAATTAAAATCATCAATAGTTAAATCCGTAGACTCGGAGCCTTCTTCATCAGGAACCGACTGCCCTTCGTTAAACAGGGCTTCAAAGTCTACTACTTGTTCTTCGGCCATGATTACTCCTGTTCAGTATCTGATGTGGGGAATAGGAAGGGCATCTCTTGCTCAATGTATTTGATATCATATCCCCTAGATGTCAGCGTCTGTATCGCCTGATCTAATACAGTTTGACTTGGGTTTTCACCTACTCCTGCCTTGTAGTTGGCTATGGTTTGAGCATTAAACTTAGTCAAACCTTCACCCGGCTGGATTAGATCAACTGTACCTTTTGTTACAACTTCGGGAGCTGCATTAACATTTTGTACTTCGATCTTCACTGTACCCTGTGCCCAACCATACGTGTCAGGTGTGTTAGGGAGTCTGGTTCGTATTTTTTCAAAATACTGTTCAGCGGTATCGAGTTCGTTACCAAACTCTGCACCATATTTCCTTGCCTCTAGGACATACGTGTTTCCATCAAGTCTTACTGCAGACCGACTTGCTTCATCCATACGATCCCTAGCAAACTTCTGAAGACCTGCAGCAAATGTTTCGATATTGTTGCTGGTAAGAAGTGAGTTTCGGATGTTTTTGTAGTCTTGGTTAGAGAAGCCATTGCCTGTCTGACCCAGAGCTTTACCTGCAGCAAAGATATACTGGATGGATGCACCCATGAACTGTTGATAAACAGAAGCTGTTTCCCTATTCATCACGCCACTAGAAACAGACTTGTCTAGGTAATTAGTGATCTGATTAACCAGCGTACCTTCATTGATATCATCATTTCCATTAGCACCACCGATTATATCAAGCATAGCTGAAAGCTCGTTACGTCCAGATACAAACAGGGAGTTTACTTTTCCTGCAGAAGTTAGGACGTATGGGTTTCTCCGTGCTAGTTCTTCTAGCTTATATCCCATGACAGCTACGTTGGTAGCGGCACTCATTAATTTTCTTTGAGGTTCAAGTACGGTAGAAGCCCGTGATACTGCTTGTGCCCTACTCTTATCTAGCTCTTCTGTCTGAATGCTCTTAGGATTTTCTATTACTTTACCTGTAGCAATATCTGTATAAACTGTTTCACCCTTATCGTTTATACTCTGTGTTGCCGATACAATCAGGCCTACCTCAGTAGTAACCGCATATGTCTGGTCATTACCCCCAGCCTCAGAGGCTATAATAGAAGACAACTTAACTGGATATATGTTATTCAGATAGTTTTCTGCTTCTGCCCGTATTCCAGCATCACTAGATGTGAGAGCTAAAGTAGCGTCTGCATGTTCAGCACTCAAGTTAGATCTTGTAAGTGTGCTTGATTTAGACCCATCCAAGTTTGCTTTGGCTGCCGCAATCATTTGTTGCTGCTCTTCAGGTGTAGCATTATTAAATGCATCTTGCTCCATTAGGACTGATACAGATAGCTCTGCAAAGCTGGTAGGAACCTTCTCATCATCCGTCATGTTATAGATGTCTACAAGTGCTTTACCTTCTGTAGATTGCCATAACGCCCATGCAGCGTCTTTAGCTTCTTGTGTATTATATAGATCATCGTTAGCATATATTTCCTTACGGGCATTAAATGCTATGGTCTTTAGGTTGTTTTCATCAAACACAAAGTCTTCTTGCTTTTTAGCTTCTTCTAGATCTTTTAGAACCTGAATCCTTGAATTGAGTGTATTTCTGTACACATCAGATGTAGATATACCTTTACCCTTCAATTCTGCTAGGATAGCCTCACCCTCTTGAGCAGTGGCAAAGGTAAGAGATGGAAGTGCACTATTTCGTAAATCTGCCTGATATTCACCTGCACGGCTTATCATCGAATTTAAAATATTAGGGGATACGTTGGCATATTTAGGGTCATTACTAGCGGTTTCTATAAACTCATTAAGCTGGTT